TGGCATTAAACCCTGAGAAGTTTGCCAAGTTCTTTTATGAACAAGGTCAAGCAGATGCTACAGATGATGTGACGCGTAAGATTAAAAACATTAATATGTCTGAACGTCAAGCACCTGTCAGTGTTTCTAAGGGGGAGATGAAAGTAAAGGCTGTTAATCCTGATTCCGGAAGGGGACTCAAGATTCGCAGTATTAAAAATGTTTAACTTTTAAAAATTAGAAAAAATGGCTTTAAATTCAACGCCCGGATATAACTTGCAGCCGAATGCGCAGCAAGTAGCATTATCCACAAATTACATTACTGACTTCAACTTTTTGAATCAGTACCTTCCTGACACTTACGAAAAAGAATTCGAGCGTTACGGAAACCGCACAGTTGCATCTTTCTTACGTATGGTAGGAGCAGAGATGCCATCTAACTCTGACATGATCAAATGGGCAGAGCAAGGTCGTTTGCATACTAAGTATGTTAACTGTGACTCAAATTTAGGAGCAGGAGTAAATACAGCTACAATTACTGTAAATGACGTTCTTATCCCATCTGCAACAGGTAAGCCAATCGCTATCCGTCCGGGACAAACTGTATCTATCTCTGCTAACGTAAGTGGTGCTTCTAACAAAGCAATCGTTACTGCAGTTGATACTACATTAGGTACATTTGATGTAGCTTACTACGAAGCAACAGGACAAGCGTTTACAGGTACAGACGTATTGACTGTATGGATCTACGGTTCTGAGTTCCGTAAAGGAACAAATGGTATGCAAGGTTCATTAGAGGCTGACGATATCTTCTTCGATAACTCTCCAATCATCATCAAAGATAAGTACTCTGTATCAGGTTCTGATATGGCGCAAATCGGATGGGTTGAGATCGAAACAGAGAACGGAGCATCAGGATACCTTTGGTATTTGAAATCTGAGCACGAGACTCGTTTACGTTTTGAAGATTACTTAGAGACAGCAATGATCGAAGCAGTTCCTGCTGAAACAGGTTCAGGTGCAGCTACACAAACAGCTAACTCTCAAGTTGGTGACAAAGGATCTGAAGGAGTATTCTATGTAGTAAACAACCGCGGAAACGTATGGGGTGGTGGTAACCCAACTACATTGGCTGACTACGATACAATCATTACACGTTTGGACAAACAAGGATCTATCGAAGAGAACGTATTGTTCTTGAACCGTGATTTCAGTTTAGATGTTGATGATATGTTAGCAGCACAAAACTCTTACGGAGCAGGTGGTACTTCTTATGGTTTGTTTGATAACGATAAAGACATGGCGTTGAACTTAGGGTTCACAGGATTCCGTCGTGGTTCTTACGATTTCTACAAAACAGATTGGAAATACTTGAACGATCCAACAATGCGCGGTGGTCTTCCAACAGGAGCATCTGCAACAGGTACAGTAACAGGTTTATTGGTTCCTGCAGGTTCAACTACTGTATACGATCAAATCATGGGTCAAAACGCGAAACGTCCGTTCTTACACGTTCGTTACCGTACAGTTAACGCTGAAGATCGTCGTTACAAAACTTGGATTACAGGTTCTGCCGGTGGTGCACAAACTAGCGACTTAGATGCTATGGAGGTAAACTTCTTGTCTGAGCGTTGTGTATGTACACTTGGAGCGAATAACTTCGTATTGTTCCGTTACGGAGCATAATGAAAACAAATATGAGGGGGACAGCAATGTCCCTCTCTATTTTTTATTTACAATTTAATTATATCAAATGAAAATACAAAGCACAAGACCTGCAACTGCAGATAAGGTCTATAAACTAAAAAATGACGCTGCACCACTTTCTTTCACATTACCATCAAGAAGTACGAAACGATTTCAGTTACTTTGGTTTGATGAAGAGAACAATGTAAATCGCCCATTGCGATATGCAATAAATCAAAAATCCCCATTTGAAGACGAGCAAGATGGAAATGCAATTGTAGATCAGATTGTATTCGAAGATGGATTCTTGCACGTACCAAAAAATAATCCTGTATTACAACAGTTTCTTTACTACCACCCATTGAATGGTAAATCCTTTGTTGAGGTTAACCACGAGAAGGATGCAGCTGAAGAGGTTGAATGGTTATCTTTTGAGGCAGATGCTTTAATTAAAGCACGTGAGCTTTCATTAGAAGAGATTGAGTTGATGACACGAGTATTATTTAATAGAGACCCGTCCCGATTTACAACTGCAGAGTTGAAAAGAGATCTTTTAGTATACGCTAAGAGAGATCCACGTGGGTTCTTAAATGTATTAGATGATACATCGTTACAGACTAAGTCTCATGTACGTTCATTCTTTGAAGCTAAGTTATTGGTATTTAGAAACAGTAATAAAGAGATTTGGTTTAACACACCATCTAACAAAAAGAGAATGATGACTGTACCGTTTGGTGAAGACCCATACGAGGTAGCTACGCAATTCCTTCAAAGTGATGAAGGTATTGAATCTTTAAAAATGCTTGATAGCAATATGGAGCTACTTTAGTACGGATATATATAGAAAGGAGAAGGGGGATTTAGGTCCTCCTTTTTTTTTGTATATTTGTACTTTATAAACCCATTAATTTTTAAGAAATGGAAAAGTTTTTAAGTATCCCGGTAACAGGCGAGCAGCGCCAATTGGTATCTGCAACAGGTATTGTATTGATTGAGCAAGAGACAACAGGAACTTTACACGTGCACTACAAGGCAAGTGTAGCTAGTGACGTGGTTGTAATTGCACACGCAGCAGCTCCTGCAGGAGACGAGTCTATGAGAGACGCAATTCAAAGTGCGGTTGTAGCTGCTTTAGGTACACCATGGACAGCAGTAGCTTATGAAGTTGGGCCACTACCATTTGCAGTATCAGGCATTACTATTAATTAATTAATATTAACCTACTACTAAAAGGGCACTTCTAACAGAGTGCCTTTTTTTATTTATCTTTGTAAAAAGGATTATAATGATAAATTCGGTTAGAAACACAGTACTATCTATACTCAACAAAAATAACTACGGTTATATCTCGCCTTCAGATTTCAACTTACTTGCGTTACAAGCGCAAATGGAGTTATTTGATGAATTGTTTAGTGGCTATAATAAAGTAATTAACATGGAGAACTCGCGTATGTCAGGTACTGACTATGCAGATATTGGAAAGAGTTCAGCAGAGGTATTAGAGTCTTTCTTAGTAAATAACTTCTTAACACAGGTATCTCCACTTACAAATGAGTATTACTTACCATCGTTAACAACTACAGGGTATAGTCCTTATATGATAAGTAAGATTACTTGCTATGATCCAAATACATCACTTCGTTTAAAGGATGCGGAAAAAGTAAGTAATGGAAATATTAATCTATTATTAGACTCTCCGTTAACATCACCAAGCTTGGAGTTTCCTGCTTATATAATTGAAGGTGAAAAGATTACAGTTTATCCTGATGTTATCAATGGCGTTAACTCATTGAAGTGTTCTTACTTTAGAACACCGTTAGCTCCTAAGTGGACGTATATCAACTTACTAAATGGTGAGCCTGCATTTGACCAATCACAACCTGACTATCAGGACTTCGAGTTACCAACAGAAGATGAGTACAAGTTAGTTGCAAAAATACTTCAGTATTGTGGTGTTGTTATTCGTGAGGCTGAAGTAGCTCAGTTTGCAGCATCACAACAACAGCAAGCGGAACCAACATTTACTTAACAACAATAAGACATGGCATATATTTCACAGTATCAGTATTATGAGAACGGGGGCAATGCTCCCGAGGATGCTAATTGGGGTTCGTATCAGTACGTTAGTTTAACTGAGATTGTTACAAACTTCCAATTGATGTACTCCGGAAACCACTCGTTGGTAAACAATGAGGAGCGTTATAAGATCTTGTTCCACGCAAAGCGTGCGATTCAAGAATTGAACTACGATGCGTTTAAAGAGATTAAGGTATTAGAGTTGGACGTATGTGAACAACTACGTTTTGTATTGCCTTCAGACTACGTGAATTGGGTTCGTATATCGATGTACAAGGACGGGTATCTTTACCCTCTATCTGAGAACATTCAGACGTTATCATCAAAGGCTTACTTACAGGACAACAACTGTAGGATTTTATTTGATCAAGATGGTAATGCACTTGAGCCTCAATTCTCTGAGATTGATTGGGAGAGAATCACAAACACAAAGAAGAGTATCTACCTTAATAAAGGCAATCAGTTTGATGGTCAAGAAGGTTACTGCTGTGATGGTAATTGGTATTTTGATCTTACAATTGGTACGAGATACGGATTAAATACAGAGACTGCTAACAGAAATCCTACATTTAATATTGATAAGAAGGCAGGAGTTATTAACTTTGACTCAGGCATGGCTAATAAGTCTTGTATACTTGAGTACGTATCTGATGGTATGGAGAACGGTGATAACTCAAAGATTACCGTAAACAAATTGTTTGAGAAGTATGTATACGCTTATATTCAGTATGAGATCCTTAGCTCTAAGCTAGGCGTTCAAGAGTACGTTATTAGTCGTGCACGCAAGGAGAAGACAGCTCTTTGGCGTAATGCAAAAATTAGAATGAGTAATATACATCCGGGAAGACTCTTAATGAACTTGAGAGGAATGGATAAGTTCATAAAATAATATGGCAAACATAACAAGAAACTTTACTGCAGGCCGAATGAACAAGCTCGTTGACCAACGACTTATTCCAAACGGTGAGTATATAGATGCGTTAAACGTAAGGATGGGATCTACTGAGCAATCAGAGATGGGTGTTATTGAAAACACAAAGGGTAACCTACCACTTACGAATCTAATCTATACAGATGGTACACCACTAAGTGGCGATGCAAGATGTATTGGTGCATTTGAGGATGGATCAAAGGAGACTGTATATTGGTTTGTACATGACCCTAACTTCTCAGTAGGAGCTACAGGAAAGTTAGACTTGATTATGTCGTTCAATACTTTAACAAACATACTAACGTATCACATCATTAGTATTGATGATGGAAGTGGTTTGAGAACAACGCTTAATTTTAGTGAAAATTACTTAATTACAGCGGTAAATAAGATAGATGACTTAATGTTCTTCTCTGATGACTATAATCCTCCTAGATGGATTAATGTAAAAAAGAACTATGCCAATCCATTTGCTGATATAGATCAGTTCAGTGCTGAGTCTATATTGGTAATTAAGAAGCCACCTATGGAGGCACCTACATTCCAATTAACGAATACAGGTGGTCAGCAAAACTTCTTACAGGATAACTTCATATGCTTTGCATATCGTTACCGTTACGCAGACAGTCAG